AGCACCCGCAGTGGCACCTGCCGAAACTCGTACTTCTCGAGGATGGCATCAATCTGGTCAAGGTAGCCACCGCCCGCCTTCGCAAGACGCTCGCGGGTCGCCTTCTTGTCGAACTTGCCAGCGTAGGCGTAGATGGTATCGAGCTGTCGCTGCGCCTTCATCGCCTCGACGTACATGTAATGGTTCATCAACTCGCGCTGCTTCTCGGTCGCAGCCGCCGCGTAATCCTTCTTCTTGATGGCATCAAACGCCGCCTTCGACGCACGACGCTCGGCGAGCAGGTACTTACCAGGCGAGATGTCACGCGCCATCATCTGCCCGATGCGACCAGCCGCAGCCCGCTTGAACGCATCCGGGTCCTCAATCGCAGCCGCCACCATGTCAAGCCCAGCGCGGCGCTCCGCAGCCTCGGCCCGGCGCATACCGGCAACAACCGGGCGCACCTGTCGCTGCAACCGCCGGATCGCCTTGAGCTCGGCAGCAATGACCGTTGCCCGTTCGTTATTGTGAACCGCCAGCATCGCCTCATCGCCGATGGTGCCGTCCATCCGCATGTCGCCAAACTCGGTCGCCATCCGGTTCGCAACCTCGGCCTCGATGAGCTGCTTGCGGGGACGCAGATTGACAAGCGCCTCCATCAACGCCTCGCCACTCTCGAACCCGAGTATCTCAGCCGCGACATCGACGGTCGTGCCGCCTTCCCTGGTGTAGACCTTGCGCACGGCTCTCGGCAGTCGCTTCAAGAACTCAGCGCCGAACCGACTCTCAAGAGCCTGCCGGGACAGCTTGATGGCAACACCGTCCGGGGTGACACCTTCGGTCAGGATGGCCGCAGCGCGGTACGCCGGAGAAGCATCTACCTCTGCCGTGACCTTCTCGAGCATCTTGGCTCGTTCGCCCTTCCACCACTTCTCGCGCTCGCGTGAGTACTCGCGCAGCAGTTGAGCCTGCAGCTTCTCCTTCGCCCGCTCGTTCGCCCCCTCTGCCGTCTTCTTGTAAGCGGCAAACTCTGCCTCTGTCATCCCGGCGTCTTCGGCAGTCGAGAACAGATCCTTAAGGTCGAGCTCGGAGTTTGCCGCCTCAATCTCTTGGTCGGTCGCGTAGATGCGATCAAACACGCCGCGCACTTCGTCGTTGAGCGTGACATCGAGCCGAGTCAGGGTGCGATAGACAAGCGTCATCCACGCCCGAGCCCGCTGGAAGATGCCGCGCAGGGACGCGCTCGGCGCGTTACCCTCCATCAGGTACGCCTCGTTCCCACGAGCAAACATCTCGTGCTGGGCAACCCCTATCTCGGAGCGGCTCTTGACCTTGAACCACTTCATCAGGGTTTCAGCGTCGGCCTTGATCTGCGGACTTGCGTCAGCTCGCTCAGCAAGGTCGAGCAGCACCTCAAGGTAGAAGTGGCCGGTCTCGTGGATGAAGGTGGACAGGTCGGCCTTCTCAAGCAGCCCGATGCGGACCTTGCGATCGGCTCCAAACTGGATGAACCCGCGCTTGTCTTCGGGGGAGACGGCTTGGAAAAATCCCTGAACACTATCCTGCTCAGAAATCAAACGCTCCCAAACTTGCTCTTGTATGGATTGGGACGCTTTAGTTCTTGTTTTTGTTTTGGCTGGAGCCGGGTAAGCCTTTCGCCATTGATATACAAGTTCCTCGGCTATTCCTTGCCGACGATATTTTTTATCAACAACCAAAGTGTCGCCAAAATTGTAACTAGCTATAACTTGTTCGCCATCGTACACAGCAGCGCCATCTTCACTCATCCGAACTGTCAATCCATTCTTGAAAGATTGGACAGGAGCAGATTCAACAGTAGTGAGAACACTCGGCTTTAAATCTGCAGCATAGCGATTACTTGTGATTTTTGGAGACCCGAGAAACTGCTCCCTCGTCATTCCATTCCAAGTTGCTTTCTGCCCAAACTGCACCCCAACATCACCCATCCCCTCACTCGCCTTGGCGATGAGAGCCTTGATGGTCGCGTTGTCGGTCGTCGTGATGTCGATGCCCTGCTGCCCAAGGTACTCCTCGAGCTGCGTCAAAGCCTCTGCCAAGTCAGCCAGAGCGCCGCGCTCCTTACCGGGCATGAACACGCCCTCGCCACGGAACTCGCGGTCGATCGCATCGAGGAATGTAACCTCGGTCTCGCCCACGTTGAACCCGGCCTCAAGCGCAATCTCACGCGCCTCATCGAAGGTCATGCCCTTCTCAGACACCAACGCCTTCTCGCCCACCTTCCGGTTGTCGCGGTCCCAGAGCTTGGCATCTCGCGCCCCGAGTTCGCCGCCCTGATCCTGCAGCCCACCGCGCTCACGCAGGAACTGGGTCAGCGACTTGCCGTAGATGTCCTGCTGCTTCGGGATGTCCCCGGTGCGCAGCCGGTCGATGAGCGGGTCGAGCGCAGCGTCCACGCCAGCCCGAGCCTGCAGGATGTCCGGCAAGGGGGTGACCACACTGAGCCCATACTGCTCATGCAGGGCGGCAGGGTCGATGCCGCTACGCTGCGCCAGAGCGTTTATGGCGCGTGAGTACATGGTCGCGTATGTGTCAGCGGTCGCCCTGTCAAATCGCCCCAGAAGCTGCCCCAAGACGTCCTGCTTGATTGTGGCGATGGAAGGAGCCTCAGCCTCGGTGCCTTCGGTCTCCATGGCCGCTTGAATCTCGGTCTCGACCTGCTGCCGGTCGGCCTCGAGCGCCTGAACCTCGCGCATCGTCAGGTCGCCTTGAAAGAGCCGGGTGTCTTGAATCAGCGCGGCATGGTGTTCAGTCGCGGCCAGCCGGGTCGCGTAGTTCTCGATGGGGATGACCACATCACCGCCGATCGCCACCGCCTCGGCATAGTTGGCCGCGCCCACCTCGGTCGCAATCTGCGCCGGGTCGACGTTCTGACTCTGCCAGTACTGCGTGAACTGGTCAGCCGGAATGAAGACGTTCTCGATCGGCCCCTGTTCCCGAGCCTTTGCCACGAAGTCCCGAAACTGCTCCGGCAGTCGCTCGCGCAACTTGGACGCCTTCGCGCTCTCCCCAAGCGCCTCCATGAACTGCGCGGTCTGGTTCGCCTTGCGCACCTCGCGCACGTTCGAGGTCGCAGAGATGGCCGCACCAGGCAAGCCCACGCCAGCACCGCCCGCGAACCCAGCAGCACCGGCCTCAAGCACCCGCGCCATGTCGCCCTCGTCGGCGGCAAACTCCTGACCGGACACACCCTGCGCCAGCTCGCGCCCGAGGATGACGCCCAGCTCCTGCAGCGACTCGGTGACGCCCTCGATGCTCGCCGACTGCAGCCACTTCTTCCCAGCCTGCGCGATGGCATTGCGAAAGGTCGGACGCTCCAGAAGCGCCTTTACCGCCTCACGAGACCCGCGCCCAAGCAGCCGGTCGAGACCGGGAATCATCCTGGCAAGTGCAATGTCACCTACCGTCTCAAGACCGGCATTCAAGAGCCCAGCCGCCGCCGCAGCGCCACGCGCCACAGCCGGGTCGAGCGGAACGCCGGATTCGTCTTTAATGCCCTCGTACTCGGCAAACGCGAACCCGGTCTCTTCCTTGTAATTGTAGACCGTCGATGCCGTGATGAACCCAGCCCGAGCGCCGAACGCAAACGCACCCGGCACCGTGACCATTTCCTCCGGCAAAGCAACCTGCGGACCAGCCTGCCCGAGCGCGAGCGCCACGCCTGCGCCAGTCGTACCGCCGACGATGGCTCCCTTGCCGCCCTCGCGGATGGAACTGACCAGCGATCGCGCCGTGTAGCCGGTCTGCCCGAGAAACCACGCAAACGGGTTGTCACCGCGCTCGGTCGTGCGCCCAAGAGCGCCAATCTCATCGAGCAACTTGCGCCGCTCTGCCGCCTCGCTCGAGCTCATGATCTCGCCAGAGACCGCCCGCCAATTCAACGGGCTCACCTGATCTTGAACAGAAGCCTGCTTCCACCCTTGCACCGGAGCGATGAAGGTGCGCTCGATGCGCTCAAGCGTACCCACATCATCCCGCGCTACATCAGCCTGCTCGGACAGGAACGCCGCCGTCACCGGGCTCGACTTGACCAGGTTGTCGTAGTCCACCCCGCCGAGGATGGCCTGCCGCTCAATCTCCTTGCGGTCAGCCCGTACCGTCTCAATCGGCACGTTAACCTTCTGCGCGAGCCTGCGCAGCTCGGCCTCGACATCGGGCTCAGTCTGCGCAGCGCCATACATGGATGAACGCAGCGCCCCAGTCTGCTCCTGCCGCATCAGGTCAAGGTAGGGATTGTCCTCCTCAACCATTCGCCGGTAGTCGGTCACTTGATAAGCCCCTGCGCCTTCTTGAAGTAGAACTGGATGTTCGCCTCGCTGACTTCCTTGCCCTGCGCCCGCAGCGCCGCAGCAATCTGCCGCCGGTCAAACTCAGGCACTGTCACCGTGACAATCTCCTTGCCGGGCTCAACTTCAAACAGCGCCACATCGGTCGTGCCAAACAGACTCCCGCGCACTTCAACGCTGGCAAAGAGCCGGTCAATCTCAGCGTCACGCTGCTCCGGCGTCAGCTTGCGACCAGCCGCAGCCTCTGCCTCGCGGATGTTTGCGCCCAAGGTAGACCACGCTTTCGCTACCCGCTTGGCAGGTTCCGTCCCCTGCTTCGGGCTCGGGTCAAGACCCATCGCGGCAAGGCGCATGTTCATCCGTTGCGTCGTCGTCTGCACTTCCGTCTGCGCTACATCAGGCGTGTCGGAAGCCTCGCCCTGCAGCCGGATGAGCTCCTTGAACTCGGTGTCTTCCAGCCGATCGCGCAACGCCATCAGGTTTGTCTGACGCAGCAAGGCCGGGTTCGTCCGCAACTTGTAGTAGGCATCCCAATCGGTTTCGATCTTGCCGCCACCACGCAACCCGTCAGCGTAGTTGCGCACAGAGCCCAACTTGTCGCCCGGAATCGCAGAGCGCAACGAGGCAGGGAGCGCAGCAAGGTTGCCGCCGTTCGCTTCCAACCGCCCGTAAACCGCAGCCATGACCTCTTGCTCGCGCCGCTCACGGTCGCGCAACATGGACCCCAACTGCGCCAGCGCCTCACTGGTTGCGTCGTCGCGCACCCGCACGTTGTCACCGGCAATCTCGCGCACCTTCTGGCGCACCTCGGTCTCGCTCGGGATGCGACCCCCGAACGACCCAATCACATCGTCCGCAATACGCGCAGACGCCCGCAGGTCGGTCTCGGTCGCCACCTTTCCTTCGAGCTCCACGAGTCTCGGAGCCTTGATAGTCGATCGGTTGCGGTCAATGTACTGCGCGGCAAACTCTACATCCCCAGCATCGAGCGCCGAATTGACCACCGCCGAATGCACCTGATCTACGTTGTCCATCTGCACCGCCATCAGCGCATCCCCGGTGATGCCGTTGCGGTCAGCCCAGAGCGCCGTGTTCGCCACGATGCGCCCGATGCTGTCGTTCACCTTCGCCTGGTCGCGCCAGTTGAGCGCCGCCACATTGGTCTCGGTATCAATCGTTCCCTTGTAGACGTTATCCCGGTACTGATCGGTCTCGCGCAGGACATGCCGCATCAGCGAATCACCGAACTCAGCCTTCGCCATTCCAGCGCGACGCCGGAACAGGTCCTGCTGGCGGGTGCTCGGCAGGTCTTTCGCAACCTGCTCGATTGCCTTGTCGAAGTCGCCCGAGTACCGCGTCATGAAATCAGGCGCAACCGCATCAGCAGCCTTCTTCGATGCAAACCCCGTCTCCGGGTTCATCATCAGGTCGGTCTGCCGGTCTCGCAGTTGGTTGAACGCATCCTCTACCCGCAACTGGTCAAGGTCTGCCGACAACTGCCCGAACGCTGTAGCACCACGCGCCACGGCCTCGGCAGTCTCCGCAGCCTGAGTCCCCACAGCAGCGAGCCCACGCGCACTCGGCGTAGCGATGCGCGGGACAACCTGCTGACGGTAGAACTCGAGCTTCGCCATTATCTCGGCCCCGAGTATCGACCGCTTGTGGTGGTCATCGTGGTCGGGACGCGCCGTCCCGTCACGGTCACGCCGGTCAACTGCGACGACCTCGGGGATCGGGAGGGCAGCGTACCGCCAGCACCGGCATACCCACCAAGCGCGGCAGAACCAGCCTGCAGGATGCCCTGCGTCCACGACGGGCGAGAGGCACGGGTGATGCGAGCCTCGGTCAGAAGGCCAGCAGCCTGCGTCTCACCCTGATACGCCAGAGACAGAGCGTCCAACTCCGCAGCCGTCGCCGCCTGCTTGTACACATCGCCGAAGGTCACCGAGTCAAGAAGGCCAGCCTGCGCACCCGCCGCCCGAAGTTCGCCGAACTGCCGCCGCGTTTCGCGCCCGAGCGCCTCAGTCTCAAGCCCAGCCTGCCGCCGAGCAACACCGGCCTCGACCTCGAGCGCACGAGCCTGCGCAGCGCCGACCGCCCGCTGCTGGCCGGTTGCCATCAGAGACGACCCCGCCGATGCTGCAGCAGCAATTGCGGCTATGGTAATCGGGTCTGCCATCAGAGAACCCTCGCGTACATGTCCATATCCTGACCTCGCTGGAAGGCTCGCATCCGGCCCTCACGCTCGAACCCGAGCATTCTCGCCCATCGGTGACCGGGCATAAAGTCCGGCACCACATACGCCTCGACGCGCTCGATCCCGCAGCCGTCGAAGAACTCAGCAACCGCACGGTGGATGCTTATCATGCACCGCCCGGAGTCCGCAGAGAGCAGCGCCCACGCAGACGCCCGCCCCTCCCAGAGGTTTACCAGTCCCGCACAGCACACAATCCGACCGCCCTCCCGCGCCGTGTAGCAGGAACCCGCCTCGGATAGCTCCTGCCCATAGCCCGGTCGCCCCACGAACGCCGACAGGAACTCCTGCGACGGCTGCAGGCTCAACTCCCGAAGGTCAGCCGGGACAAATGGCAGCACCTCGAAGGTCATCCCTGCGTCTCCAACTCAGGGTACAACGCGATGACGGTCATCGGCAGCGGCTGGTCAGCCACCACCCAGATGCGCCCGTCCGTCTCATACCCACCGGGAAAGGCAAACACGTCAGTATCGCCCGTCAACGGGGGCGGTACCTCGTCCATGAAGTCGGTGTTCGTGCGGTACTGGATGAGGTCGAGGTTGTTCGGCCCCGGACCCACCTTGCCGCCAAGGGTCGCGTACAGCCGCAACCCGCACTTGTGGATGCGCTTAATCTTGGCCTGCGCCGTGCCGATCGCTGCACCCGCCTCGATGCGCTGCGTCGCAAGCGTCGAAGTGTACGGATAGCCGATCGTCGCCCGCGAGGTCGGGAACGGCATCGTCACCGCACCGTCCGTCACCACAAGGTCCTTGACCTCCTGCCCGTCCGCAAGCGCCGAGACCGTCTCGCCCTCGAGGTGCCACAGGCCGCGCAGAGTCGTCGCCGTCAGTCGCCACTCATCGAACGGGACATCATCGTTCGGGAACGCCGAGACGATGGTCACAAGCGCAGACTCCTGGTCGATGACGGTCGTGATCTCCGCACGCGCCGAGCGCCAGAGCTGGTTCTCCTCGTCGTAGTACCGATGCACGATTTCGCGCCCGACATCCCCAGCAACGAATACAGGGTCGTTGATGGTGATGAACTCGCCGCTTTCAGACACGATGAACTCGTCCGCTTCGCTCGCAATCTCAAGGCTTGAGGTCACCGTCGCCAGTACGTCGGTCGAACCGGCAGTCTGGTAGCCATCCGCAAGGAACAGGTCGGCAGGCACCGGAGCGTTGAACTCAAGCGAGGCATCGAGGTACCCGGCACCTTGGATGTCATCGCCCTCCTCGAGCGACTGCCCAATGTACTCGATAAACCGCTGCGTCCGGTTCACATCGTCCTCAGTCGTCAACTGGTCCTCGCCCTCGGTCAGCAAACCGCCACCGGCCTCGAGCGCCAACTCATACGGGAAGTCGCCTTGGATGGTGCGCGAGACCACCAGCCACACATCGTCCAAGTCCCCGTTCGGACTCGGGATGATCTGCACCGCTTCGACCTTCGCGTCGTTCCCCGCGATAGGATGCTGGTGCCAGCCATAGATGTTCTGCTCGCGGTCGTAGGTCAGCCCGATAAGCTGCCCGTTCCCCAGGACGCACCAGATGATGTCATCCGGCTCCTTCTGGTACTCCATGTCCACGATGCCGGAGCGCGTGATCTCGGGGTAGAGCACGTTCATGTCCCGAGGTACGAACGCATCGACCTGCAGGTCAAACCGCAGCTCCATGATGCGCCGCCCACCCACGCGGGCGAAGATGACCGCATCCTCAACCAGCGTCGGCTCGAGCTCCATCGACCCCTCGGCACTCTGCAGGTCGAACTTCACGTTCTCCGGGCCGAGCGGCGCAGTCGTCACGTTTTCGCGAATAGCGATTTCAGCCCCAGCAGTCCCAACGATTAGCGCGTTACCTGGGCGCAACCACCGCACCTTGTCCACATTGCCGACCGCCAGAGTCAGGTTCAGCGCGTTGTCGGCAAGAATCTCGCCCATCGTATCGACAGCATGGGAGGAGTAGTCCCCAGCGACCGAGGCATACACATCCTGCCCACCGCCCCACCACAGCCGGTCGCGCCAGAACGCCGTCTTGTAGGGGTAGGCCGCGCCCATGCCCAGACCCCACGCGCCCACACGGTACGAACAGGAGGCCGTTGAGAGCAGCTCAGTCGGGGCCACGCCGGGACCCACCACATCAGCCACCACCACCGTCGTGCTCGTGACCGAGGTGATCTTGAGGATGACATACCCCGGATGGAGGAACTTCCACAGCACACCCGTGTTGCCGTCGTAGTCCTGCCCCTCCTCGTGGATGGGCCGGATCGCGCCGGTCGTGGCGCTGTTCATCGCCTCATAGAACTTGCCCGAGGACTTGCGGATGTCGCCGACCGAGATGGCCTTCGCCGGTTCCCACTGCGTCGTCGTGATGTTGACCGGCTGCAACCGCAGGAGCATCCCCACGGAGTCGTTGTCGAAGATGGCAAGGGCAGAGGTCACCGTGACACTGCCGGTCGTCGCAGTCAGCGAGAAGTTCACTTTCGCATCCGGCTCACGCTGGAACGGGCCATCGGTCGGCGCATAGTCCGCAAAGGCCCAGCTCGTGTTCCCGCTGCGCGTCAAGGTCTGCGGCTCATACCCCTCGCACCCGACATAGAGCACATCGCCAGACTGCGCAATGGACAGCGCCGAAGTGTTCTCAGCGGTGAACAGGTCCTCAATCGCATATGGGCTCGGGATCGTGTAGACCCGCGCCACATCGCCATTGCCACCGTAGGCCGTGTACCCGGTCGTATCAACCACCCCACCGTCGATGTCGTAGAGCTCGAAGGTCTTCGCACCGGCATTGACGTTCGTGACCTTCACATACCGTCCATTGACCTGCGACATCCCGGCAACTTCGGATATGTACATCCAGTCGCCGTTCGACGGGTCTGCACCCACATAGGTCAGCACACCCGGACTCGCCTGCGAGATGTTCGAGATGTCGAGCGGGTCCTCGAGCACCACCCCTCGGTCGGTGTACAGACGGCAGTAGTAATCACCGAACTCGATGACATACGCCTGGTCGAAGGCAAATTCGAACCGCTGCAACCATACCCGCTTGTCAGGGTACCGCGCCTGCAGGACGTACTTCGTGCCGGGACACCGCTTCGCCGGACCCTGCGCGGTCGGGATGAACCGCCGCATACGGAAGGTCGAGGATGCGTACTTGTCGAAGTCGGTGCGACCGCTCATCAGCGACCCGACCTCGCCACCGTTGAAGTTGACGATCGCTGGGTTGACGTTTGGCATCAGAGCCTCACGGACAGCCAAGTCGTGTCGGCAATCGACTCCGGTGGGTTTTCAATGGCGTTTGCTCGGACCGCCTCCGTCAGGCACAGGCGATAGTCGCGCAGCGCCGCGTTCTTTTTAGCGTCAGATTGTGTCAAAGCCTCTGCTACGTTGTACGCCAGCAGAGCCGCAAAAGCCTCATCAAACGATGAGTCAAACTTCGTCGGGTCAGTCACCCGCGACAGGTAGCGCAGGTTCATCTGTTCAGACGAGTTGGTCAGTATCTTGCCACCCTCGAGCTGGTACTCCTGCCCACCACCGCCAATCAGGTCGGACAGGTCCGGCGCAGGGAAAAACGCACCGACCTGCAAGATGCGCAAGCAATCGGTCGGAAGGGTGAACTGGTACGAATAGCCGAAGGTCGGCACCGCGACATCAGCCGCGATGTTCGCCCGCTTCACGCAGAACCGCCAGTTGTAGGTACGCTGCAGCTTGTCGCGCAGCATCCCGTAGATGGCGTTCAGCTCACGAGCAGGCTTCGTGTTTTCCGTGAGCGAAGTGATCCGCAGGTCACCAATCTTGGTGAGCGCGAGGTTCGCAATTGCAACGTCACTCGTAGCCACGGGCTCCTCCCGCAGCTATCAGGCTGGCGGCCAAGTATCCTGGACGATTGCTTCCTTGAGCGTGTCGATCAGCAAGAGCACTTCGAGCTTGCTCATACCGATGAGATCCACACGAACCTCGACATCGAAGCCGGTCGTGGACGAACTCTCGGTCACGCTGCGAACACCGGCAGCGCCGCGTTCGATTCCATAGAAACGGTCAGCCATGTCTGTCTCCCAGAAAGAAGGGGCGAGCCGGTTACCCGACCCGCCCCTGTACCTTACGCCGTGTAACGACCGATGAGCTTCACGGTGCCGGCCGCGTCAGCCGCCGCTGTCAGAGTGAAGGCCACATCGTAGAACACGCCCGGATCAGAGGTGAGCGCGAGCGCGTCCCACAGCTCCTTGCCCGAGTTGGCGATGGTGAACACCGCCGCCTCGTGCAAAACGTCCACGCCGTTGAGCGCACCGTCCTTGAGGGACAGGGCCGAGGCGAAGAAGTCTGCATCGACCACAGCGCCACCGTCCTTGGCCGTGCGATACAGACCAATGTCGGAGATCGTGGTCGTGCCGATGTCGGGCGAGTAGATACGGAGATCGGTCATCACCGCATTCGACGGTACGCGGAACATCCGGTAGGTCGAAGCAATGCTGTCTCCGCTCGCGATATCTGCCGTGGCAACCTCAATGTGCTCGAAAGCGCCGTCTACACGGGGGCTGTTGAGCACGACTGGGGTCGCGTCTGCGTTGGTGATAAGGGTTGATTTAACTGCAACAACTGCCATGACTATTTACTCCCTTATTCCGCGCACAGGATGTCGACGACCTTCTTCTCTTCCGTGCGCGTGGCACCGAAGGTACCCATCAGGTAGACCTGATACGGGTGCGAAGACAGGTCACGACGCTGCGTGACGTTGGACATGATGTCGTTCCAAACGCCCAGGTGAACACCCGACGGCACCCACACGGGGCAGCGGCGGTGAGTCGTACCAGAGGAGACAGGAAGACGCTCGGTGTGGATGAAGTTGATCCCGAGGAAGCGGGTCACCTTGCCATCCTGCAGCACCGGAGCATCGGTGTTGAAGTCGGCATTCGTGACCTGCAACTGACCGAGAAGGTCGTCGTGCTGCTCGGCAGAAATGGCGCAGTACGCCGATTCGGCATCGAGGTCGACCTCGTTCTCCATCAGGATGCGACGGGCTTCGCGCAGCTTGTCCACCGTGAGGCCGACGTTGCCAGCGGCAGCGTAGTTCACAGCGACCTGCTGGTTGGCGGTGTCGAACGTGGTGCTCGTGCCACCGGCCTCGCCCGTCTTGTTCGTGCCGAAGATGCCCGAGATGATGACATCATCGATGGCGCGGCCCATCGCGTAGAGCCCGTTCTGCGAGTAGGCAGACTGCGGGTCGGCGAGGAGACGGAGCTTGTCGAAGTTGTCGATCAGGTCAGCCCAGTCGAAATCCTCCGGGAACACCCAGCGGCGGTTGTTCGGAGTGTTGACCGGGACAATCGGCGAGTACCGGGTCGAAACGGCACGGGCCGAGGTGGCACCGTACTGCGTGACGACTTCGGAAGCCTTGCCCATGTATGAACCAGTCTGCACGGCACCGCGCAGCTTGGAGC